CCTCCGTAGACATACAACGTGTTTTCCTACGTCAGACAAATCTATGAAGTTTGTTCCTATGATCGTCTGCATAGGTACAGGCACCTTTCAAGGTACGGCATCATGGTTTCGGCCACCCGTTCCGTCAAACTACGGACCCCACAGTTTAGCCACGCTTATTAAGTTTAGTGTCCGTTGACTTTTGCGATTGCGAGGTAGTTTCCTGAATATAAGGCACGGACCACACCCTACACTACCCCACCGGCCAGACCCGCAAGTCTGAGCGATTGCATTTATTTGCGACGGTTGCTATTCCGTCCTCTGTATTCTAGTCTACCAAGATTGGAACTGGCTGTCAAGGTGACTGCGACGTTCGTTTCTTGCTGACGAGTGGAACTCTATCAGAAGGTTTTGCTGCGGTCAAGTGCCTCTTCGGCCTTCCACTGCTCGATCTTCTCAGGAGGAACATCACGCTCATCCCAATAAGCGCCAGCAGTAACCGTCATTGGCTTGACTTCGGTTCTACCCTCGTCAATGATCACAACTGTACACTCTTCGATCTGACGCTTGGTGCCATCTAGGACGATCACCGGCCCGCCATGGTGAGACTCTACCAGTTGGAGAGCGGCATGTACAGCCTGTGCAGCCAACTTCTTCGGACTCATCTTCGCATCCTTACGAACCTTGATTACCAGTCTAAGTTCTCTAGGATGTTCTTCATTCTCTACAGACATATTTCAACCTTTTCTTGTTCTCTACTCCATTATAACTACACTAGCAGGTCTGCTGAGTGCCTGTCAACTCCATATAACACCCGGTGGCCTCTTGATCGCCACCATCTTTGGCCTCTCTGGATCATAGGTCTCCCAGTCCCCTCTTGGTCGCCTAATAATCTCTACGGCCCCCTCCTTGATTCCGCCCTCTGTCATCCATCTGACGAATTTAGAAGCCTCTTCCAGTGTCATATTCTCCCTGTGCACGTACTGGTCGCGCACCCATCGAACACCGTACTCGTATTCCATCACCAGTCCACCAATACTGTGAACTCGGCAGGAACCTCGTAACCGTCCATGCGCAAGTGGTAGACCATTTCTTCAATGGACGGTGAGTTGTTGCGAGCGTCATAGCCCTCCAACTTCGACCATTCCTCAAAGGTGGCCGGAACGTCTGAATCGCTGTAGTATTGAGGATACTTCTCCTTCATTTTCTGCCACTCACGCAGGCCCTCTTCAAACTCTTCCCACTGCTTGTCCATAAGCCATTGCTCTACATCTACAAAGTGATAGGTGTAGTGCCCGAGCCTGTCGTCACCGCGCATACCGGAGACCGTCGAATACCTACGCCCATAGACCTCTTCGACAAATCTGTCGAAGTCTGAGCAGTCCACTACTGGCTGATCATAATACTTCAATTCTGGCATGTTTTCTCCTTGTTAATGCCGATAGGGCGGGCAGGCGTTTGCCCACCCGCCCCAACGATTAGTTGAACGACTTGTTGACCAGTCTGTTGAGAGAACGGTCGGCGTTAATCAGGAACAACACATCGAAGACTGCCTCGTCCCATGTATCACAGTCTTTCAGGTGTGACACGTGAACCATACGACCGGTCTCGATCATGTTGATTGACCATTTACCGCGCTTCTTGCGAATGCTGTATCTGACAACCATCTTAGAAGATCACTTCCTCGATGAGTTTCCGGTAAATCTTGATTTCTCGATCCTTGGGCCATGAGTTGGCTTTCCATCTGACAGCAGCCTCGTAAGCATCATCAGGATCATCAAAGCGCCATTCACTCTGGATTGGCCCAATGCTCCAACAATACTTTTCACTTTCCATCAGAAGTGGCCCGGTGCAACCTGAGCAACGGTGATACCGCGCTTGCGAACGTGACGAACAACCTGATCGCGGTCGTCAAAGACCATTCTGATGTTCCAGTTGGGGATAACCTTCTGGTCATACAGATCAGCCTTGATTCGGTAATCAGGACGATCGTCACCGTGCTTCCTCATGTGCAGGAAGTAGTCACCATTCGTGAAATCGAAGTGCTTCTCGATCCACGCACGCGTCTCAGCCTCGCACGAGTCCTTGCGACCCGAAACAAAGATGACGGCGAAACGCTCGGCAAGAGCCTTGACAACGCTGATAACATCGTACTTCGGGTTGTCAAGGCCGACCTTCGACTCGTCGTATGGAGAGCGAACCCCCTTGTGGTCAGCAACAGTGCCGTCAATGTCAACGACAATTGCCTCGGGGCTTGCCTCGTTGTGCTTGTACTTCAGAGCACGAGGGTGCGGCAGCAGGATATCAATGATTTCCTGACTGTTGAGGTCGTTGTAGAACTTCGTGATAACATCAGCACCGACCGTACGCTCACGCGCCGCATCCCTCATGATGAGAACGTCAAGAGGCTCGTAGAAGGTGACCAGTTCAACGTCCTGAGCGTGCTCATGAGCGAACTTGACCAACTGATTACGGAAACGCCTGTTGATGTTGGTGTCTGCAACGATAACGTCCATTCCGGCAGCAAATGCACCCTCCATCTGGGCACGCTGAACGTCTGTCAGGAACTGCTCAGTTTCCTTGTCACCGAACTTGGTGATGCCATAGGTAGCGCGAATGTCGTCACGGCACGTGATCATCGTGTTTCCGAACTCATTGGCGTACTCGATAGCCCACGTGGACTTGCCACTGGCAGGCGCACCAACGGTGATGAAAACGGTCATGTTTACTCCTAAATGTAGTCTGTGATTGGGACTCGGCCACGCGGCATATCATTGAGGATCATGCGGCGCATGCTCGGGTCTTCGATGGACATGAGCATAGCATAGAACATGGGCTCTCGTCTAGCGATCCACCGCGCCCTCTTCTCGTGACCAGAGCAGAAGTCATAGTCCAGAGTACGTAGGCCCTTACCACAAAACTTGCAGTGCTTTCCGTATTCTCCACGGAGGTAAGCCTTGTACTCTTCGTCCGTCATGCTGCTCTTGTCGCTGTTGCAGCGCTCACACGAGACTGCAAGGTTGGTGATCCTGTTGCTACCGCCTCGGCTCTGCGGGGTAAGGTGCTCGATGGTACCATTCTTCAGGGTGAGAACACAATCGCAGTAGCGACAGTTCCTGCCGTCTCGCTCAAAAAGCAGACGGAGCATCTTCTGACGCGAGGACGCATTGTTGCGGACAACGAATTCTGAGGGAACCGCAGGCTCCACGACGATGGCGGTCTCCATCACTTGCTCGACGTGTGGTAGTGGTTGCAGAGCGGGCAGGGATATGCGCGTGAGGCAGAAATATCCCTGCCTGCCCCCTTCATGTTCTGAAGTGCACCAAGAGCCGACTCCAACGACTGGTACGCACGCTTGTTGGATGGGCAGAGCCCACGATTTGCTTCGGCTGGTGACAGCCGAAGGGGTCGAACACGTGTGCGAGAGCGCTGAGGTCGGCTCATGGTTACACCTCCGTTACTAGCGGTGCCTCCTTACGAGGCTTGACTGAGAGCAACGCTACAGGATGGATCGGCCTGCCGTCAAGTACGAGGAACATGTACTTTGCCAGAGCAGGGAAATGCTTTTGTATGGCCACGGCTGCGGTCTTTCTGTCAACCATGTCCAGACGCTCGTGAAGAACTGTGCTTTCCAGAGTGTCGATGGCAGAGTACACCGTCGAAACAATCTGAGAAGCCTCCTTCAAGAACTTCTTTCCAGCATTGTCGATGAACTCGTGGAACTCTTCAGGCAATTCACGCTTCAGGTCTTGAAGCGCACCGCCCTTCACCATGTGCTCCCAGACAGTCTTTTCAGAAAGTCCAGTCACCAATCGGTGCAACGCGATGTAGTCCGGAGACTTCATCTTCGTACGGAAGTCAGGAAGGTCGTTTCCGTCCCTATCCTTACGACTCGTCCAAAGGTACACGAATCCCTCGTCACCATCGGGAATTGCAGCGGTGTCACCTGAGTCAAAGTTGGCGAGGATTCGCTTAACCTTGTCAGGCCACTCAGCCTTGTCGAACTCCTGAACATCAGAATTGCCGGTCTCGTTGTCGATAACGTCAAGCAGCACTAGGCCCTTGTAGTCACCGTAGTCAACGACAATTCTGTTCTCCGGGTAGATGATTTCGAACAGGTAGGTCTTACCCTGTAGTGGCGAAAACACCATTTCGGGAGGCAGGTTGTTTGCAGACTCTGCCACTGTCTCTAGGTAGAACTTGGTTGCCCACTCGGCCTGCTCTGAATGGAATGACCCACGAGTGGAAATCCATTCCTTAGTTGGAGTGCCGTTGCAGTAGTCATCGGTTACGAGAATACCCAGCGATCCGTCCATCTTCTCCATGCGCAGGGTATGACCGATGGGAGGGTACTGAATCACACCCTCGTCCCAATTGAAGAACTTGGGGAAGGGGCGAGCCAGAACGGTGTTTGTCTCGTAGTTCCAGACAAGTCCACGACATGCGAGGGTTACGTCGTCCCATGCACGAGCGAACTGAGCCTTTGGCGTGTAGTTGAAGATTTCCCAAGGAAACTTCTCATGTGTGCGGGCAGAGACGTTTCCGTCTTCGATATGCCTTGCAAGCAGTTCTGTGTCTAGAATCTCGTCTAGGCTTGTCATGATTTCCTCTTCCTCTTAGTCGGTGCGCTTTTCGCTACCGGCTTTTCTGTAGAAGCCTTTACAAGTTCAATCTCTCTGAACTCGACCCAGACTTCCTCACCATAGGCGATCTTAACACGGCATGACATGGGTGTCAAGGAGCCTACGATCCTGCCTTCTTTACCCAAAGTACCGGGCGGTAGAGGCATATAGCGGTTGCAGTTTCGAACCACCTTAACCCTGTCACCTACTTTGAACCCTACCTCCATCAAATCTCCTTAACGTTGGCAATCTGGAATCGTGTCCACCAGCCGTCCAACCTCAGGTCTAGATATGCCATGTCTTCCTCAGCCGGTACGTACTTGCGCATGATTGACTGCACTGTATCATAGTCCTCCTGAGTCATGTCAACATGATAGGTAGAGAAGCCGCTGATAAATCCTTTATGGTCAGCCATTGTGCTTCCTCTCGTATGCCCTCAGAGGCTCGGAATACGCTTCGAAGTTATTAAAGATCAGAGGAAGTGCCTCAGATGCCCTCCTGTTCAAGCCCTCCGCGTCGAGAACAATGTAGTTTAGACTGTACTTCTCACACACGTTGACCCAGTATTCATCGCTACCCTCGCGCACATCGCCACCATACCGGAGCGGGTCTGCCTCAAATGGGATATTGCTCTTGGTGATCAGGTAAAGGTCTGACTTCTGGCGAATAGCATCAGCGACAAGACCCTTGGGCGGTGCTCCGATGGTGTCCTGCCAGTGCGGGAATTCCCAGTAGCCTACCGTGGAGAACAGGTCAGTGTCTTGAATGATGAACTGATGCGGCTCCCACATTTGTGCCGACTGCTGCAACGCCGACTGACCCTTCCAGATATCTGTCATCGAAGAGACCGTAATCTCATTGACAGTGTTCTCTAGGTACGGACGGGCATACTCTGGAACAAAGTATGAGTCTGTAACTGCCGAGAGACGCTTGGCCAGCGTTGTCTTTCCGGTGCTCTCCGCGCCGAAGATTGTAATGCGTCGGGTGAGGTGCTTGGCAAACTCAGGAGCAATTGCCGACCACATGTCGTAAACATCCTCGCGCACCTTGGTGGCCTTGATTGGCATAATGGAACGCTCAGGATCGTACGGCATGAACTTGCCATTCATTTCATCGGCCAGACGCTTGCCATAGACCTCAGAGGCAATGTAGGTGTCTCCGGGCTTTGCACCCTTGCCGTTCAGAATGCCTCGCCACATGTCCCAAAAGCCGGGAGCGTCAGCGTTCTGCTCCATTTCATGGTAGACGCTGTTGACGCGGGTGTTGGGAAGTGCGTCAGCAATTTCCACAACTGCCTGAATACGATGAAGTGGAAATGGCTCAGACGGCTGGGTACAAACGACCACCGTGCTCTTTGTCCCAATTGTCCCGGCGTACTGATCAGCGAACTGAATCAGTGCCTTGTGACCCTTGGTGACTGGCATTGCTGTCAAAAGTACCCAGACCGTCATGAGTTTACTCCTTGTTTAGATGATCCCAGCCGGGATGCATTTCGATTGGCTGAACCGCTGCGGGTTGCACCGGCTCAATGCCTGCCTTGCGACTCTGGTTCCAAACATACCACCCGTAGAGCGTGTTGGCAAGGAAGAAGATGTACTGGACACCAACGATGAACAGGCCAGCGGTGAAGTAGGTGTAGATGGCAAACACGTTGACCACAGCCCATACCGCCCAGTTCTCCAACTTCTTGTTATCCAGAAGGAACTGAGCCAGAATGGTCAGAACAAGGATAACCGTGTCGGTCCATGCGAACGATCCACCAAAGTGGGTGTTCAGACCAAGAGCACCTGCATACGCCGCGCCTGTAGCCATAAGGTACACCGGAACCCACTTGATTTCAACCCTAGAGACAGGGCGAGTCGCAGCGTCGGAACGCCAGCGGAACCAGCCGTAAATTAGGCTGAGTGTCAGGTAACCGTTCAGCACCGCCGATGCCAGCAGACCACTCTGAACAAAAAGGATGCAGTACAGAGCCGTGCTCAGGGCACCGATGGGGTAGTTGATGCGGCGTTCCTTGACGCACAGGTACGTGCAGGAGTAAGAGGTAAAGACGGCAGCAGCCTCTAGGAGATTGACGCTATCGATCCATCCCGCTCCCATGCCGATCAGGTAGGAGAGGCCGGTGGCAACAACAGCCACCACCAGACTCACCAGAATGTCATTCTTCGGCCCAACTCGTGGAGCCACTGCAACTGCGGTCATCATGCCCTCGCGTTCTCTCGGACCTCTCGGAATGGGGTCACTGAGTGGAAGATACCGTCCTTCCAGACGGTTGTCAACTCGGACCTCTGTAGAGCCCACTCAGAAGCGTCGTCCACAGCGTAGTAGTCACCAGTCTCCATGTTCTTCAACACAGCGATGCGACCACGTAGCGACTTCTTTAGACCGTTGTCGGTCTTGGGGTTCTTGAAGATCGGCTTTTCCACACCGTTGATGGTGACGTTGGTGGCCTTCATGGCGAACCCGAAAGTGTCACGAGTCTGGTACTGGTAACCGAAGGAACCCATACCGAAGACGACATTTGCCGAAGCAAAGCCCTTGGCGTCAAGACGCTCTAGAATGTCCTTAGCACGCTCGTAGTTGATGCTGTCTCCGTAGATAACACCAATGTGAGAGTCGAGCAACTTGTGACCGGTTTCGGTCTCGGTGCCGCCGAAAATCTCCCAAAGGAGTTCAACGACACCCTTTTCCTCAGGAGTGCGATCCTCAGGCGAACGGTACGAGCCCTTGATACCACAAAGGATATCAGCAGGATCACCAGAGTCAGGACGAATAACCAACTTACCGTCACGCGCCATGATCTTGTCCTTTAGGGCGGGAAGGGTCTCGGTGATGACCTTCCACAAGTCCCACGTGTCAGAAACAACCGAAAGGATACCGCTCGGGTAAAGGTTGATAAGACGCTCGTAGGTCTCCTGCTCGTCATCCTCACCACCGGCACACATCACAGAGTGCTCGGTAGCAGCGACAGAGCCACCAATGAGGTATTCCTCGGCGTTGCTAACGTAGAACTTCTCCACGGCTTCAATTGCAGGAATGGTGTCCGTACCCGTGAACTGGGTTAGGTGACCAATGCCCGAAAGGGCAGCCGACTCAACACCGGCCATACCACGCATCGAGAAGTCGTGACCCTGCCAGTCCACGAACTCAGCAGGCGATCCCGTCTTTGCAGCATACTCTTCCAGCAGACCGCGCATACGCTTGGCGATGGTGGCGCTGGTCATGGGCATCCACAGAACATTGGACATAAGAGTCTCAATGTAGTTGACCAGCCAGAAGAAGTCCGGGTGCGTGTTCTCGACCGTGAACATCGGAACACGGAGCGGAACGAGAGCGCCCTCAGGAAGAGACTTGAACTCTAGAGGCAGGTAGCCCAGTTCGTGAAGCGCACGAATGTGATCAGAACCAATCTCATTCGGGCCGAGGTACGTGTTCATACGACGCTCGTACTCAGCACACACGAAGTCAACGTCTTCATCGAAGAAGTCATCAAACTGGTCCTGAAGGTATTCCTTTAGGAAATACTGAAGACCGACGTTCACCACGTGATCGATACCATCGATTCGGCTACCGCGCGGGGTCCAGTTGGAGTAGACAAACTCCGTTCCTGCGGGGTACTGGCGGCGGTGGTCAACCTTGTAACCATCGCAGAGAGTGATAACATTCAGCATATCATGCATAGTTTGTCAGTCCTTCCGTGACCTTTAGCGTGATGACGCGAGGGTCGTTGATTTCAACAGAGTCGGTGGAAATGAGGTTGTTGTAGTGCTGCAAAAGGGTTGCAGTGCCCTTGGTGAAAAGTCCGTGCGTGACGAACAGGTCGAGAGTCACACCATATACCTTGTGAGCCTCTTCTGCAAGTCCGATGAACGTGCCGCCCGCGTCACACAGATCGTCCACCACGAGGTAGTGGGAATCAGGGATGAGGTGATCGAAGAAGTGGAAGCCGCTCAACTTGTTGGTGTGCGGGTCACGAGTCTTGCCAGCCTGAAACACCGGCAGTTCGAAGTGTGCAGCAGCCTCCTGAGCACGCTTCTGAGCCCCAAGATCGGGCGCAATAATGCCAGCGTAGTCCTTGACGTGAACACCAGCCGTCTCCATGCAGTGGCGCAGGCGAATTTCTGGGACCACGAGCCTGTCGATCAGGGCGGTGGTGGCCAGAGAGTGAGGATCAAGAGTGACAACATTCTGGAAGTTTCTCTCATTGACCATCTTGGCAACGCTCTTTAGAGTAAAGAGCCAGTCGCCTTCCCACTTGATGCGATCCTGTCGGGCACCGGGGACACGAGGAAGGACAAGGCTCCGAATCGGATTGCCCCTCTCAGCAAAAGAGTCCGCTACGAACATATGCGTAACGAACTCGTGTAGTGATTCCGGACGGCTAATCATGAATGTGTCGTTATGACTGGCATTGAAGTTCCAGACAGTCTCTAGATCAACAACAGGGGTGTTATCTGGATACATACCCAGATGAACGGTTTCAGCGACACGATTAATAGAAAAGCGATCCGTCTTGTTTCCAATTTGTAGTGACATTGTTTTTCTCTCTTTCATTTGAGTACCGGCGTTTGTCGAACCCGGTAGATTTTAATGGACGTGGTGACGGGACTTGAACCCGCATTTACTTCGCTTTGCAGGCGAACGGCTAGCCAATTCACACCACACCACGATAGACTATTTAGTTATTGCGTGAGCGTGATAGGATTCGAACCTACTCAGACGCAGTGCAAGAGGGTTACAGCCTCCCCCAACTCTCCAACGTTGGCGCACGCCCATGGTTGGGTAGTTTAACCGAACTCTACCCGAAACGGACCTCGTTATGTCTACACGAGAGGCTATGAGGCCAAGCAACTCGCTGATTTATTATGTACTCAGTCTAGCACATCGATCACCGGGCCGTCAAGCCCGTGATTTCCCCGTCCTGAGACGGTTACGCTTCAGCATCCACTCACGCCATGTTACCATGACGCAGTTTCGCTGTCCACCGTAGCAATGCTCTCCGTGAGCATCGCAACGCATGGTGCGAAGAAATTCATATTCTTCGCGGTCGCCCGAAGGCATACTGCAAGGACCAGCCATCTTTGTGTCCTCCTTTCCAACTTTAACAGTTGGAAAGAGTCACGTAGAATTGAACTCCGTGTTCATTAGTACCTTTCTGGTGCGTAGTCCCACAACTGGTTGATACCAGCCGCGAGAAAGAAATAGCCAAACATCATCGCTTGAAGCGCCGCGCTCGGTGCGTGAAGCCAAATGAATCCGTTCAGCACATACGATAGCATAGCCATGACCCAGAGCGCAAACCCTGCAAAAGCAGATACTTGCACGACTGAGGTTTTCTCACACAGCATGCCGATGATCAAACTAACAGATGCTACTACCAGAATCAATCCCCAAATCTCCGTTGGCATAAGGGGATCGATTTCTGACAGCACAGTTCTTGCGCCACCCTTGTCATCCAGCAGCAGATGGTTAACTCCGAATACGGTTTGCCAAACTGCAAACAGATATCCCAAAGGGGTGACGTGTGTATTAATCGTCCTTTGGATTATGTTCATGACAGCCATGAACCCATTATACATCATGTCATCCAAAAAGGCTTTACGTTTGTCTTGTCGATCACTTCGTAGACATCGCTTTCATTGAAGGCTCTACCTACCGGCGATGTTCTCCTGCTCCACCAGTAATAAACGTTGTGGACGTGGCCGCAGCCAACGCACATACGCTTCCACTTGCTTTCAGGAGCCCAAACATAGCGAACACCCTCGTCGGTTCGCTTATACTTCTGGCCCCACTCGATCACTTCAACAATCTCGTAAACGTGAGCCTTGTTGTCGTTCTCTGGGCAGCCCTTGGTACGAACCTTTTCTCTCTTTGACCTCTTGCGAGGTGAGTGTGCGTAACGTGGGTCTTCCTCGTCTTCTGGACGGTAAGCGTTACGTTCTCGGTGGTCGGGCCATCCCTTTCCATCGAAACAATTGCTGCACATATTTCCTCCTTATTGTAGTTACTTACCTACTCATGAGTATCACCCTCCCATTCAGAGCGACGGCGCTCCAAGTCGTGCAGTTGCTTGACAAAAGTCTGGTTGCACAGAACCAACTGGTCGCGCCCACGACGCAACTTGTCGATGGCGTCCTGCGCGGACATACCCTGACGCATCAGGGTAAATGCCGTAACAAGTCCAGAGCGGTTGAGTCCAGCCTGACAGTGGACAAGGGTCTTGCCCTTTTCCAGACCGGCCAGAACCTCATCGGACGCTCGGAAAAGGTCTTCCTCTAGCACACCGTCGTGGCTGTCGTACATGCGGATTTCAACACGGTCAGTGCCGTCAGCAATCTCGTAACGCTCCCACGGGTACAGAGAGACGACCTTGACGAAATCGTCATCCAGAGCGTAGCCCTGCTTGCATCCACCCTGATAGAGATTTCCCTCAACGTGAGACAGAAGCGGAATGTCGATCCAGCCACTGGTGGATGCCATACGGACACCGCCCGTGATACGCCCATTGCGCCAGTCGATCTTTACGTTCTCCATGGTAATTTCCTCCCAAGGAACCTCTCGGTCCATACTAGTCCTTAGTGATGATGTAACCGAGACGCTTCATGCGCTCTAGCGCATCCTTCTCGGTGTCGAACTCAAACTCGTGCTTGGACGAGCCGAAACGCGGGTGTGCACACCAGTGATACATGTGCAGAATTAGTACGTGCTTGTTCCCCCGAACTTCGTACTCGGGAGGGGCAGCAAATGCTCGTGGATTCACTGTGACTCCTGACTCTAAGACTCTGTGGAGGGTCTTACAGGTTGAGTCTAGCACCTCACCAACTGGCGGTCAAGTTAAAGTTGTGACTCTTCCCTAAGTAGTGCACCTAGGAAGAGGAAGGCGTTGAAGATCATAAATGGCAGAATCAACAAGATGACGCTGACTGCATTTCCAGATAGAAGGAATGCAATGGCTCCAAACACCCAGAGACAGAAGGCAAAGAATGATCCGTAGACAACGGCGCGTTCCTTCCCTGTTGCCATTCCATAAATCTTTGTAATGCCAGTGATGATCAAACCGCCAGACCAGAAATACCCATTGACGGGAAGCACGGATAGAAATTCTCGTAGTCCCGGCGTAGCGCCTTCTCCGCTAGCGATCAGAATGAACATAACAATTGCAGTGGCGGTGGACACCAAAATCCACAGCCACGCGGACACGCTGTAGCGTGCGTTCAAAATCTTTCTGAGTCTCTGTCTGAATCCAACCATACTAACAGTGTAGCATGGTATGCGTTTAATCACCAGAATTGAGACGTGTAGGCTCTGAATCTGTGGCAATTTCCTCTTGTCTAACCTCAACACGAGAAGCCTGCCATGCCGCTAGGTGACCAGCGACGTTTGCATAGATGCTAACTAGTGCAAGATATAGAATAGAAATCTTGTCCCACGTTTGAGGAAATGCGAAGTACAGAAAGATTACCACAGGAAAGTGGCAAATCCAATGTAGCGTCAGGTGCCCATTCAACTTTCTCATGAACACAGGGTCGCCCTGAACTGACGCCCATAGGGATCGGATAACATTCATGTATCCATTGTACCGCATTATTCAATTGGTGGCGGAGGCGGGATTTGAACCTCTTAAATTGCGACCTCTAGGTTATGAGCCTAGCGAGCACTCCGAACTGCTCTACTCCGCTAGTCGTGATGGGTGGATTCGAACCACCGGCCTTTTCCTTATGAGGGAACTATTCTGCCACTGAACTACACCACGGCGCTCCGAGAGGGATTCGAACCCCCATCCGTCCGTTACGCTGATTATACTGGAAGGCTTAGAAGACCTCGGCGCTATCGGAGCATTCCACCAGTTTAGCAGGTCGGTGGGCACCTGTCAAGCGTCAGGCTGGTGGTGCCAATCCGGGCAGGGCCTCTGATTCATCGCCATTGATGACTTCACCGCCACTTGGGCCGTCACCAGCAGGGGACGAACCAGCAGGAACTGGGGTGCAGTAAAGCGACAGGACTACACTGTCATTTACAAGCCAGAACCACGTTCCGTTGACGTTGCCGTAATAGATGTAGCCCCATGGGGAGACACAACGGTAGCCGGGTCCAACGTAGAAAGCATCTACGTCACGGAAGTTGTAATAGTTGTTCGACCACTGGCCCTTGCCAAGATTGTAATAGGCTGGACAGCCCGTACCGGGGCCATCTGCATAAATGCGTGGAAGAAGTCGGCTCGACGGATCATTGTAAACTCGTCCACCATAGGAGTGACAACCAAGATTGTCGGTCGCTGCCTGAGCGGACACACCACTCAGGACAAGCAGCATTGCTGCAAACAGCGATGCAATCGCCATTCTGATCTTGTTCATTCGTACTCTTTTCTAAGATCGGCAAGCAGATCGTTTGCCGTTTCAATCACTTTCTTGGAGCGGTCAGTCGTGTCTTCGTGATACTGGTCAACATACCAGCGTTCTAGACCGCTGCCGCGATTGTATCGACGGAACTTGCCGCCGAATCCCAGACAACCTTGAAAGCGGTATTCTTCACACACGCTTGCTGTCTGATGATACATGAAATTGTCACGCCAACTCTCTGGCGCACCGCAGTGCTCAACGAGGATATCATAAACCTCGCTTGCCTGCTCCTGACTCATCGGCTTCATGGAACTGTCATGCCTGATCATAGCCTTGGGGCCTACGAATGGAATTGTAAATTTCGAAGCATAGCATGAAGAACTTTGCGATCCATATGACTAGGTATGTTGGGATGACCAAAGGCCACACGAGGCACCGAGCCCAGAACATCACATTCTTTACCAGATCGATTGCATTGCTGCGCTCACGCTTAGCACTACGCAAATCACCATCGTTCCACCGCTTCGATTCTTTCCAAGAACGGTAGGACCGGGCAACCGAGCGGTTGTAATCATATATGTGAGCCATTCCCTGAATCCAGAAAATGACTAGAGCGACGGCGAAGTATGGTCCAGCAATGTACATTAGAAACCCTCCTGCTCTCGGATTGCCGCGTGGTCGATCTGGCTCTTGGGAGCCATGCTGCTATTCTTGTTTCGAAGCCACGTAAAGCCCTTTACGGTAAGGTGCCCAAAGAGCACACCATGCCAAAATAGAGACATGAACGCAAACATCAAAGAGTTCGTCATATCCCTCTTCGCAGACTCACCGGCCCACCACAGTTCATCACGGTCGTACCAGCCATTGTACATGTGCTCTCTGTTTTCCCGCAGGAAGGAATGGAAAGAGCGAATGCCTTGCCATTCCTTGTAATGCAGATGAGCCCGGTAAAGGTTGGGCACTGCCATGGCGATGACGCCAGTAATATACAGAATGAAAAGCATTCGCTCTCTCCCTTACGTTTAACGATTAAAGATTGATCTGAGGACACTTCCCCAGAAGATCAGCAGTAGCAAGTCTACCACAAACTCGATGATGAGCGGCGTGAACACCAGCCACCATGACCATGCAGCGAAGCCACCAACAGCACCCATCTTACACACGAAGAAGATGACTGTCAAGAGCAGTCCAAGGGTCAACGCTTCATCCTCTTCCTGATGAGTGCAAGACCAGTAACTGTCACCACGAACTGGGCGACTCTCTGCAACAATTTGATCTTGTTCTCGTTCTTCTCGATGAAGTGATCGGCATTCTTGATATTGAATGCTGCCCACTCCCTACCGCGCTGGTTGTCAAACACAGTCGTCCTCCGTAATGGTAAATGTCTTCTTGGTGTTGATTGCGTCCCTGTCTGAGACCAAATCCTTGATCTTGTCTGAGGCCAATGCTTTGACCTCTTCCTCGGTGCCCACGAAGTTGTCCCTCTGGAACACCATGCTACGACTATACACGGTGTCTGGGTCCACTGTAAAATAGCGGACCTCCTCAACCTTGACTGACCACACGTCCTTGCCCTGTGGCGTTACTGTGGCCTCGTACTTGCTCATTGTCTTCGACTGTTCTTCATTAATAGCGATTGTCATATTTCCCTCCATAAAAAATGCTACCCCGTCAAGGGTAGCACATTGAGAATCGGGTGGGATTCGAACCCACGATGGCATTTCTGCAACGGATTAAAAGTCCGACCCAATCGACCATGCTCTGGCACCGATTCATTGATGAGAAGTCTGGTAGCCGATATCACCAATTGCCGTAGCAATCTTGTCAACACCGTACTCTACGTCATCTGCCATATCAGACACAATCTCGTAGAAACGGGTAACGCCATTGCTGTCAGTCCAAGAGAGGTGACGCAAATCGCTGCTGGCGAAAACGTCCTCTTGAATTACTAGTGACTCTCCCATACCGCTCATGTGGGTGTAGAGGGACTTGAACCCCCGACACGCAGATTAAGAGTCTGCTGTTCTAACCAACTGAACTATACACCCATTGACCAGTCAGACCATGATCCCACGGTATACCGCCGCCATGATGCCTCGCCTCCATCCTGTTAGGAGTCTGGTCGTGCCGTTAGTGCTTAGCAGGTTTATCATCTAGATATTAGCACTTTTGTGATCCGAGTGGGATTCGAACCCACGTTCTCGGGCATTAAGAGTGCCATGCACTGCCAGACTGTGCGACCGGATCATACGGCTTTTACTAACTGGAAATCAGTTACCTATTTCTAGGAGGTATGCCGCTACCCTTTGTGGATGCGGAGGGATTCGAACCCTCAATGCTTGCTTGCAAAACAAGTGTGTTACCGTTGACACTACGCTCCCATTCAGTAGTTTAACGTCTTGCTCAGGACGGCCTCATCACACTAGCCTCATGTGATTCAACGACGTGGAGGTGATGGGATTCGAACCCACATATGACTGCTTGCAAAGCAGTTGCTTCCCTGTCAGGCCACACCCCCAAAGTGTGTACTTCAGTCTACCACACCGTCTGACGTGCTGTCAATACTGTACGTACCGCCCGGATTCAAGAAGTTGAGGCATTCTGAGCAGCAGGGAATCTTGATATCGAACGGTTCCGTATCCTCATCGGACACTTCAAATTCGACTTCTCCCACTGCTTCGTTACCCTTGCATGCGGCCTGAATACCACAGATCATGATAATCTGGTCAATGTTACTCACGTTACTCCTTGATATCAAGATTTACGATTTCCACTCCGCAGTCGCTGCCGGGGTCGAAAGTGTCATGCAAAATGTCCGTAGCATCGGACTTGTCAAACGCCTCTACCTTAACAGTGAGGCATACGGTGAATGTGTACTCTTCCATACCACTATTATACCTTGCCTATTTTATCAGGCGTGACGACAAGTCAGGTACAGGTAATTGTTGTTCGTGGTGAACCTGTAAAGCCTACCGAACCAATCGCCATTGTAGGTGTACCCCCACTGTGACTGACAGTAGAATCCATTAGGAACAATAAATCCATTTACACCTGTCGGGCTGCACTTGTACCAGCCGACATTCTGCTTTGTGCCGTTCTCCCACCACGCCTGAATAACGGCGTCGGTTGAACTGCCACTTGTCTGACAGAACTTGTTTCCTGTCGTCGCTGCCGCCGCACCCTGTGCGGGGGCGATGGTCAACGCTGCAAAGAGCAGCAGGAAGGTGGCCATTAGGCCAGTAACTTTTGCCTTCAATGTATTTCCTACTCAACTTCATAGCACATCAATGTGCGTCAATCGCGTTGGGGAGAAGGGATTCGAACCCTCATTTTCAGTCCGTTATGCACTACTGGTTCGTAGCCAGCGCCAATACACCCCAGTGCCGATTGAGGGTAACGATCCCCCACTTGATGATCTTCAATCGCCCGTGCATCCATTAACACTTAATCGGCATGACCGGGGCGGAAACTCATCGAATCCGCGCCGGAATAAAACTAGTGTAGCATACTCACTCTCGGCGTGCAACATCTGAGACGACTGGTTTCGTTTCACTGCCGCGCCGCTCCTTAGACGATCTGACCCTTGCCATGACACCCTTAATACTGATCTTTCTACCCCATGACTTGTGATTACCACTGTTGAGGTAGTATTCAAGGTAGTCCTTGGCATTGAGAAGGGTGTCCCTGTCACTCTGCCCCGGCTGAATGTTGAATTCAATGGTGACAGTCGTCGGAACGTCGCCGTGCACTCTGAAAACTTCTTGGTTTCTACTCTCCACGAAGGCTCCTGCTCTTGTCTCTGGCCTCTGTCACCAGTGCCTGAAGGATTTCCTCGTTGTACTTGGCAATCACTTCCTTGAAAAGCCAAGAAGGGACTCCAAAGATATCAGCATACTTTGCGTACACCTCTTCTGAACTTGGCTGAACCTCTGTCTTGACATGAGTACAGGGCTGGTCAGACACCACGATTGTCTTGTTTGGACTTGGACACCTACAGGTAGAAATCTGCTTTCCGCAACTGCATAGAATTGTCTTGTGCATTCTTACTCCTAAAAGTCGGGCAACTCCGTCAGTCTATCAGCATCGATGGTGACCTGTCTAGCCTGCTCGGCTGTCAATGTTGGGTTGAATCTACCACGTTCATGGGCTTCGCGCAAGTTGAGCAAGAGCCTCAGTGCATGCCGCCGCCTCTTGTGGTCATCGTTCTCAACACCGAACATCCAGAACGACTTGATGGTTCTAAAATACGTGTCTCTCATGTGTGTCATGTTGGGCATGTAGGTGTCCGTGATGAATTCTATGCGGTTCACAGTGGCCTGCTCGGAGAACATGGCTTCAAGATACTGGGGCACACCCTTGTCACAGTACAGCAGGAATTTGTCTAGTGATGCCTTGACAACATCATCATCACCGATGATTTTTTGCTTTGGCCTGAACTTGTTGAAACCATAAACCTCCATGCGGTCATGGTCAGAGTTCGCATGGTGCAGGCCATACAGACGTGATCCATGCGGTGTGCTGAATAGTAGTTCCATGTCATCCTCCTTTGGGTATAGAAAAGGGCTGGTGCGCCCGAAAGCATCCACCAGCCCTTTTTGGGCGGAAGGTGAGGGAGTCGAACCCACATCGGTTTTACCCTTAGCAGTTTTCAAGACTGTGTGCTACGCCAATTGCCGACCTTCCATTTGGGCCGAAGCCCTTATATTAAGTTAAATTACAAAGGCTGTACGCCATTGTTCCATGTGATCGGAGTTGAAGGCTTTCCGTCTTCGTACTCTGTCACTGTCTTGCGTGCGACCAACTTTTCCTTCTCATCAAAAGTCTCAATTACTGTTACGCTCTTGATCACACGCTTTGCTTCACCATATGTGACGGGAGGTGTGTATATTAACCCGCCAATGCCTTGCTGATATTCATACATAATTTGTGTACCCCCATCCGGGGATGACCCGGCTTTCACGACTTATAAGGATCGCTGAGAACACCGTCCTCCCTAGAGGCATGTTGCGTAGTCCCAGAGAGAATCGAACTCCCGCATGTCTGTGTGTAAAACAGATGCCTTACCACTTGGCGATAGGACCATATTTTGTTACGTAGTGGTAGTTGGATTTGAACCAACGCATCATGCCTTATCAGAGCATTGCCTTCACCAGACTTGGCTATACCACCATGTTAGTTCCATTATAGACTGGAACCAAGTCTTCTGTCAAGAGCGCTTTTGAGCCTCTTCTACCAGAGTAGCCAAAGCAATCACATGCTGTGTGACTGAATCTGCTAGTTCTGGCCTTCCTGACTCATTGAGAAATATTGCGTGCATATGCATAGCATGTGCGTAGATCGCAATTGCATTGACATTCAGGAATAGAGCCTCGCCATCCCTAACGGCGTACTTCTCGTCGGCCTCTTCCTTAATTGACTCAGCAATGTCTGAAACAAGCGCTTCGATCTGTCCGACCCAAGTCTCCAAACCATCCTCTGCAACCACCTTAGCGACTGCATCGTTCTTGTCTGCCATTATTCTCCTTTAAGTGACGGCGTGTGCTCCTATACACTATACCCATATACCGGGCACCGGGATTCGAACCCGTGCTTCACGTCGGAATGGAGGGATTCGAACCCCCGACTTTTTGCTCCCAAAGCAAACCGCATACCTCTTGCGTACATTCCGATTGAAAGAGCGCATTAGCAATGCTTCGGCGTCTGCCGGGTGGTTAGAGGTTGAATAGCCGAAGCCTCAGACCAATACCTTTCCTTCTCTCTTTGCGCGACCTAGACGGGAATCGAACCCGCTTCATGCTTCCGTGACAGGGAAGTGACACAATCCAACAGTCACCTAGGCCATCGATTATTTAGTTGTTGAGCAGGGACGGAGGGATTCGAACCCATCGCACTAGAGTTTTGGAGGCTCTGTGACTCAACCTACGCTCGTCCCTATGTGAGTAGATCAAGTGTAGCATCCTGATCTACTGTCTGTCAACTAGAGAGGAATGAACTTCAGTTCCTCTGGCTGGAACATTGTGTTGCACTGTCCGCACCACGCTTCTGTTCCATCCTGAATACACTCATTGACAACACTCTGGTCCTCGGTCTTGCACACCGTGCAAATCAGATACGAACAGCCGGGGTGACGGGTAATCCATTGTGCCTCATTGCCGTCATTGTTGGCCGCATCCTCACATACCGGCCTGATATCGAGATTCAGGTCCATTTCAATGAGTTCTAGCGTATCTGTAGACATGTGTGCCTTCCTGAAGATTAAAACTTACGTACCGGCGACGGGGGTCGAACCCGCACAACTCTGATTGAAAGTCAGAGAGACTAACCAATTATCCTACGCCGACTAGTGTGACTGAGCCTATCCCTTCTCTTCGGCTCTGTCAAGTGGCGGTTTATTACCGGGACCACTTTGTTACCAGTATATCAAGTTTGGTCATTCAGTGGGATCAAAGGCTTCTATGGCTTTAACTAGTTTCAACCTCCACCTACCCCACTGAACGCCAGCGCATTAATTACGTATGCTTCTCAGCAGGCGTTTGGCCCTACACCCCGCGACTTTGGGATTCGAACCGTTGGACTGGCGTGAGAGTCGAACTCACTTTTGTCTGCGCCGAGGTTTTCCCGCCGCCGCACCGTGCGTTCCCTTCCAACAAGAACTACTCTACCAGATTCTCAGAGGCTGTCAAGCCCCGATATACCTTGTAGGTATTGCTCCCCGTCAAGGATTCGAACCTCGCTTTTCAGGACCAGAACCTGACGTATTACCGAATATACGAACGGGGAATAAGTGTATGGATTTCTGACGGTCCCATAGGGATGTTGCCTCTTGCTCCGTCAACGCTTTACCTTTTAACCATACGAACACGGGCGTGCGGGTGGAGGGAGTCGAACCCTCGCGGCCAGTTTGGAAAACTGGAATGCTACCGTAACATTTCACCCACATTGCGTATTGTCCACCGCGCCCGGTCGGTCTTTCGACCTCATCTAAATTGTAGCAGGTTACTTCTTGGCTGTCAACACTGGTCGGATGCCATAGTTCATGCCACGCTTGCAGGCTTCCCACTCCATGACAGGGAATACTCCCTTGTCAACCGTCAAAGCCCTCATAGCCTTGATCAGATCGGTCATGAACATGTGGTATTCCTTGCCGGTATTCTTGTCAGTGACACAGGCCCCCTTTGCTGACCGGCCAGAATACATGCCAGTCACCTCCATGTGGGCTTCGAAACGGACATTGCTGTCCCACTTAGTATGTCCATATGAAGCATAGGTTGCCCAGCGCTCATCATCGCTCCACCGCTCTAGTGGAACTCGCTCAACGCCCATCGTCTACACCCGGCACGGTCACGAAGGGACAAATCTTCCACTTCTTGGTGCGCAGCACAGTGAAGAATACGCTGACGTACTCGCCAACAGCCTTGAAGAATCGCTTCAGACGACCCGGCTGCTTCTCTTCCTTAACGTCATACGGGTGCGGACCTTCACCCTTGAAATACGCCTCAAATGCAGCGTCTTCGATCTTTCGCTTCTTGGCATCAGCCTTGTCAACGAAGTGAGAGAGAACCATAGAAGTCAGCGCCAAGAACGCGATGACACCAGCGATGATTCCAAGGATGATCAGTGTGTCAGCAGTATGGGTGATCAGAGAATAGACCAGAATTCCGAGCACCACAGCGCCAAACGCCACTGACAGGACATACACCATTCCCAGAAGAATCTTCTCTTCGTTGTTCTTGAAGAAGGTCTTGATTCGCTGAGGAATGTGAATCTTCCTCAGACCACGTGCCGCCGCCTTGGAAGGGCGCGAGGTGAAGACAGGGTAGAGCGTGTGAAGGAAGACCCACCACAGCGGACCCCAGATGAGAACGATGCGCCAGTAGTGGCAGAAATTCTCACGGGTCGGAGCCGACTGTCCATGGACCCACGAGTTGTCAACCCAATACTGGTACATGCGCACGGGCGCAGAACCGGGCTCCGGGTCGAACTGTCCTCGCTGGGCCTCGCCCTTGGCAAGAATCTCGTCCTTCTTGTCAGCAATACTCATCTGTCCTCCTTGATATTGAAAAGGTTGCCCAGAACCATTCTGGCTCGTAGGTGGTCGTTGGGATGCTTGTGAGGTGACATGAAGAATCCACGTCGCCTGTTCTCAGACTCAGCATCGATGCAAATTCCTGCGAGGTAGAAGACCCCGAACAGGAACATCATGATCACTCTAGCAACCCAGAAGCCGAGTGTCAACTTGAAGTTGTAGTAGTGAATGTGCTCGTACGCGTTGATCCTGACAGCAATGTATCCTGCAAACCAGTACAGCGCCAGCCCTACGAATAGCCAGATCATTGGCGGAAGTCCACGTGCTTGATCTTGGTGATGACGCGCTTACCAGATCGAGTGAACAGGGGAACCTTGGGAACAGCGATAAGTCCCTCAGCCTCAAAGTCCCCCCACGCTGACCTCATACCAGCGTGTCCATTGGATCGCATGTCGATGAAGTTGCCAGCACGGTCATGAGCAAATCCGTTTGCAACCATGGCAAAACCGCTCCACAGGTTACCAGTGAAGACCACCGGCACAGTGTCGAAGCCAGTCTTGTCACCAAAGTCATCCACGTCCTTGCGAATAAGCCAGAAGTCTCCAACGCGTACGTCGAAAGCCACGAATCGTGGAGCATCACCGTACTTTCCACCGCCATTGATCTTTGGACCATAGCCCTCACCATACACGGTAAGTTCACCAATGTCGTGCTGCTCCATGACGGCAACCACGTTGTCGCTCAGTGAGGAACACAGGTCTTCAAGGTGGTGCAGCAGTGGCTTGGGAGTCTGAGCATTGTCAGTGCGTCCAGCAATGTTGAAACCACCATAGCGGTTGAACGTCAGACGAATGTTGGTACCGTCCACCTTCTCGGTGAACTCCCACTCATTCTCTGCGAGATATTCCAGTTCGGGCATGCACCAATCACCTTGGAGCATTACGCCCTTCTTGTCGCGCTTGTATGGCGCATTGATCTTGTGGTACTCGTCACTCATTGTCTAGATGCCCTTCTATCACATCGCTACCGGCGCGAGCCAGAAAGCACTTACGAAACTTGATTGTCACACGAACCTCTACGTCCGTGGCTGAAAGATTGGTGCCCTTGCAAATCCATTTGCCTGAGGGCTGTCGAACGAAACGACGCAGGCCGCTGCGCTCTGACACGATGTAGAGCCTGTCACCATCCGTGAACGTCACGAGTTTTCTCCTTCAGTAGCCATGTAGCAACATTGTTGCAAAGGTCTTCGGTATTGCAGACCTCGCACTTGGCAGTGATGCGCTCAATGCTGTAGGGCCAGCCCTTGCGAGCGGCACAGAAGTCACAATACTTCTTCATGAGTGCTCCTAGTCAGTAGGTTCTTCGTCGTTGACCATAGCATACAGTTCGTCGTCCTGAATGTCAACAGCCTGCAAGATTCTCTTGGCAGCGGCTGGACGGTCCATCAGGAACAGTTGAATGGCGAGAGCCAGTGCGGCGTCTCGTGCCTTCAGGTTTTCAATGTCTACGTCTTCGTAGTCTGGCAGTTCCTTGTTGATCATGTCCATCATCTTGACTTGCTCATCAGGAGACAGAGCCTTCAGCATGAACAAGAGATACGCTAGCCTATCTGCGGCTGGTGTGTCAAGTAGGTCTTGATCTACATTACCGTCGAAGTTTTGGTAGGTTTGGAACTCCTGTGGGTCTGGCGTTTGTCCACTTGCTACCGCGCTCTTTGGGGCAGGATAGAAGTAACGTGACTTGCCTCCGTGTGGACGGGATGCCTTATGCATATCAACGTCCACACGCCAGAATCCGGCGACTACTCCATCGAGAATCGCCTCGGCCAATGCCTCTTTGGCAGATGGCCTCAACTCGTCAAAGTCCAATACGTCCCAATCCTCCTGAGTCATGTGACTCAGGAGGACGAGGCGTACTGAAACGACGTGCTTTTGCATTGGTGCGAATGCACCCTTCCAGAAGTTCATTCTCCCATTATATCATCGGGAACGGTATCTGGAACCATTTCCGATGCGTTCAGGGCATTCAATGTATCTGTGAATGCGCTGTAGTTGGAGAGGATCACGTCAGCAACCGCAAACGAATGCGGGCAGTGCTTGTACTGCATCATTGCTGCAATGATCGTGTTGGTGAGAATGTCAAGGTCGTTGGCTGCGATAAACAGTTTCCCGTCAATCACCTTGTGGTCAACGTCAGCCAACGCCTCAACATAATCCGGCTCGTCTTCTAGATTCATCTTTTCCTATCCGAACGCTATGCGCTCTATGGCAGATATCCTTGGAACGTGGCCAATAACACACATCCAGCAGTGGTAGGTGCTGTGGTCACATTCCTTCGGAGCCTTCTGTAGAACGGCAGGCCATGCGGCTGGCTGTGGGCCAGACTCACACTCCGGACAGAACTCGCCGGGGTACAAAAGCCTACCGCTGTCACACATTTCACACCATTCAGGTCTGGGCAACTTGGCACTTCTGACCCTACCACGCTTTGGCAGTTCACCATTCTCGTCGTAGGTCAAGTCGGACTTGCGGGCGTTGCACACACGGTGCATCAATTGCAGGTTGTCCAAGGCCCAGATTTCCTCGTAGGTCCATCCATCTGCGTTTGCCTTCACCTGTGGGTAGATGTGGTCAAGGCTCAGGCCGTAACGAGAGTCGGGGTTTTCATCAAATGGCAAGCGACAACCGGGGTACTGACACTTGTTACCGTCACGCTCGATCAGCGCGGCGATAGCCAACTGTCTGTCAAATCGTATTCGGTCACCGACTTCGACTAGTGTCATACAAATCACTTCCTAGATGCATAGATTTCTGCGGCAAGATCGCGCAGAAACTTGCCATAATGCTTGGTGATATTACCAGCAGGCAGACCGCCTGTCAAGGCGTACTCATGGAGCAAGTCTTGCAAGTTGAAGAGACCTGAAGGACAAAGATGAACCTCAGTGACTTCTTCTAGTCTTGCCAACATTAGAGGTTTTGGAATATGCTTTACAGAACATTTACATTCCTCTTCAGTATCTTGTACTCTTATTATTTGATAATTTAGACTCATTCTAGCACACGCTTCCAAATCCAGTCAACCCCCGATCACCTTCATACCGTCGATGAACGAAGACAGAATGTCTGGCATCTTAGTATCTTGTGGTGCTCGGATAGGTGCAATGTTGGCCTGAGCATCTGTAGTTTCATAGACACCGGCCTCCTTCTTTCTCAGTTCCTCTTGCTCACGTTCCTTTGCGATCATGTCGGTAAGGGTGTATACTTCCACATCACCGTATGCTTCTCTTGGGGTGTGAGCGATGGAGTTGAAGATGGACCCACAGATGGAGTCAGAAAAGTCCTTCGTTCCTGAGCGGCTGTGGTCAATCTTGTCGGCCTTCGTAATTCTCAGGGCCATCAACTCGTCCACAAACAGGTCGTTCTGCGGTGCTGAGAGACGTTCCTCGTGAACCACCATTGCCATGTCTGTGTAGTGCTTCTTGGCTACGGAAAGAATCTCTGACTGCAAACCGTAACGTCGAAGTTCGTTCATGATATCGTGAGACTGCCAACGGTCAAAGGTCACCAGACCAATGTCGAATCCGCGTCTCTGTAGCGACAGGATGAACTCACGAACCTCGGTGAAGTCAACGGTGTATTCGCTGGTAGGTGTCCACCAACGTACCACATCGACCTTGATGATCGGTGCTGGCTCCGTCATGTTACCGCCGATGTTTCTGGTCATCCACTTGTCCACGTGAGACATGGTGACAACACAGCGGTCCTGCTTCTGTGCAAGGTCAACGTGAATGTAATACTTCTTGCCTTCCACCGGAACGAACCATTCGTTGAATCTGTTCTGCTCATCGATACCGTTCTGGCCACGGAAAGCCTGCTGCATCTTCTCGCGGTCCTTGAAGAATGCATCGATAGCCTCGGGAGGCATACATGCGTAACGAGAAAGAGCATCGACCTTGTTGGACAAGAAATCCTCCATGTAATTCTCGATGCGCTTGGTTGGGTTTACCTCCCACGATGGACGCTTCAGAGCAAATACACGGGGCTCTGCGTAGCGTACGATGTGGTCCTCGTCCCACGTGATGGTGAACTCATTGCCCTGCGTACCGGGCGGTAGGTCAGGATTGATTTGGAATGTGTGCTCTCTCGGAAGAACATGCACCTCACCCTCAACCTTGATTGCAGCATCGTCCTTTCCGTACAGTGCTTCGTTGTAGCGCTTCTGGATGAAGTCTCCCTTGAATCGTGGGAAGGACAGCAGAACCAACTTGCCCACATCGGGGAATCGGCTGGTTACAGATGCTCGATACATGTCGTAGATTCCCTGAGCGGTCTTGCCGTGCTCGTTACCAGTGTTGGAGTCGAGAGCAAAACCTGAAATCTCGTCAAGCACGACATACAGAACGTTGTATCCCTCAAAGCCCTCACGCTCTGAGTGACCAGAGTAAACGTTGATGTTCTTGATGAACTCCATGTGACCCTGACGCTCGGTGTACTTGTTGAGAAACCACGGGCTGTCCTTGATTCGCTTCTTGAAGTTTTCAAAGAACACGCGCCGCGCCTGATCAGCGTTGATAGCGATGTTCAGAATGTCGATAGAGTCATTGCGAGGCTTGTCATAATACTTTGCCGGGTCACGAAGACACAGCAAGAGGTACACGATGTATGCACAAGCGATGGTGGAAAGAAAGTCCTTACCAGAGCCCTTTCCCAACTGTGCGATGACTTCACGAACTGTGTTTTTCCAGCGCCTCGTTCCCTCTACCTCTCCATACAGACTGATCAGCGTGTGGTTGAAGTAGATTTGGCTGGATGCCTCAATCAACTGGTACTGGTACTCGGACAAAGGCGTATCACCCATGTCTAGGTACTTCTCATCTGTCACAAATCGTCTAATGTCCACCGGGCGTTCTTCGAAGTCGTCACCTCCCACCGCGTTCATTAGATCAGTAAAATTAAGAGCCACTGATTTCCCCCTTGATTACCCCATCATCATCTGGCACGGCTGGTGCCTGTCCGAAGATGCGTGAGATACCCTCCATGATGAAGAGTTTTGTCTCTGGGTACTTTGTAGCAACTTCCGTGAGCAACTTTCTAATTGCCTCGGCGTGTTCTTCCATTTCTGCCAACTGGTCAGCAATACCAGAGTCGTCATACATACCGGCTTTTTGCAGTGTCTCTTGGCGCTTTGCCTCAATATCAGCAATATTCTTCAGCACGGTTGCACGAGTCTTGTTTTCGACTTCTGTATCAACGATCAGCCACATTTCCTTGATGATCATGTCATAGTGGCGATCCATTGACGACAGCGCTTCCATGGCACGCTCTTGAATGTCAGGTCGATTCTGTGCGATCTGCTTCCATTCATTGATGTAGTGCACCACGTCCTTGCGCTGCATACCGAGTTCCTTGGCAATGGTCGCTGGATGCTTCGTACCCGTAAGCAGTTTCTCAACGACTCTATTCATTTCGTCGTAATATTCCGCAGTTTGTAGTTCAGTCATTTTGTCTTCCTTCTGCTTCTCTTCAACTGGACGACGCTAAGTAATCTTCCAATTGGAATCATTCTCTTCTCTCCCCGCACGTGGACCAGCAGATAGTCCTTATTATTGTCGAGGTTGTGGACGATGCACTCAAATTGCACCAGCCCATATATGCCACTAACCTTCAGAAATGCACCAGACTTTACAGTCTCATTTCTGAAGGTTAGTGTGTGTGAAATTGTAGCATTTTCTGTGTACGACACAGCAGTTACCTTTCCTTCAGAGGTTACTCCTATATTGTACCATATCGTTAATGTATTCAATGAAGTCTTGGTAGACCATGCTGTTTTTAGCCCTATTGCAGATGTAACAGCACGGTACGCAATTCTGAATTACGTATCCAATGTCATTGTTCAGTCGATCAAGACCGTTATACTTGAAATCCCTGACTAGCCATTCTCCGGGGCGCTTGGAAGGAACGCTGATCGAGTTGCGATCAGATCGCCCGCAGTAATGACAGGGGGCATGGATGGCATGCTTGAACCAGTCCATGGGTAGATCGAATTCTCTGCCCGCTCTGTTGGCGTCAGACTTGACCCTCTTGTAGACAGCACGCTCGCCCACGAGTGGCTGAACGCTGCGCTTGCACGCAGAGCACCGTAGTTGTTCTGGCTCATAAATGTCATACTCCTTGGACAAGGAGAATCCATTTCCACATTTGCACATGAAGTCAAAGGTGTTACCGCTGCCGCCAACAACCTGCGAATACTCAGAAACCCCATCCACGAAGGACGGGGTTCTGAGTGCGGTGCGCAACCTCACTTGTGACCACCATTGGCTGTAGGTGCCCATACAGACCCCTCAAAGCGCCACTGACGATTCAACTTGTTTCCGCAATGATTGCATCGCTGAGTGTCACGATCATCGATCTTGACAATTCTATCCTCGTCCTTGTCGCATGCAAGGCACGTGTAACTATAGTTCGGCATAATCTCTTTCTGTGTCAGGCGAGTTGCGCCAGCAAGTCCTTACCGACCTGCAACTCATCAACCTTATTAGGATATTCTACCACATCTGAGATACGGTAGTCTCCTGCGTCGAAATCATCGTTCCATGGACGGGTGATGAGATACGTCGGCGTACCGGCCTTCCAGAGTGCCTTGAAATTCTCCACCTTGTCCTCCACGAAGATATCCGTGGGCACGACAGTCTTTACGGGAGAGAAGTGCAGTTCGTCAACCTCTGGAAAACCGTACTCTTGCCACCACTCAATGGTTGCAATGTGACTGTTTCGCTCATCGCTGCCAAAGAATCTGTCAGTGACAACGATAATCTCGTGACCGGCATCCTTTACGGCCTGCACCGCCGCTACAGCATTGTCACGGACATTGCCACGGAAAATGTATCCGGCATCCACGCCATCATGACAGAACTGTAGAAACTGTGGAGTGGTCCACTTCCAGTCCTTGTA